GCCGCAGAGCGCGAGTTCTTGCGCCTCCTAGGCGACGAGCTCGGCGAGTCTCTAACGCGCAACCTCTCGCAGACCCGTGAGGGCGGCGCAGACTGCGTCCACCTGCGCGGGTGGGCCATCGAGATCAAGCGCCACGAGCGCCTATCCCGCCCGTCCTGGTGGCGCCAGGCCGTCATGCAGGCAAACCGCATCGGAGTGCAGCCCATGCTCGCCTACCGTCGTTCCAGAGAGCCGTGGACCGTCCTCGCCGCCTGGCCTGGGCCAACTGTCCGCACCATGACAATCGTCGAGGCCGCCGGAGCGATCAGGGAGAAATGGGCGACATGGCCATGACAGGACTGACAGCAAAGCAGCAGCGCTTCGTCGACGAGTACCTGGTCGATCTGAACGCATCAGCGGCGGCTCGTAGGGCCGGATACAGCGCGCGCCGGTCCGATCAGCAGGGGCTGGAGAACATGAGGAAACCTGAGATCGCCGCCGCCATCGCTGAGCAGCGCAAATGCATGGCAGAGCGAACGCAGCGCACGGTCGATCAGGTCATGGCCGACATCAAGCGCATCGGCGACAGGGCCGAGGCCGACGAGGACTGGACGCCGGCTCTCAAGGCGCGCGAGCTGGAGGGCAAGCATCTCGGTGCCTTTACCGAAAAGGTGCAACTCACCGGCAACGGTGGCGAATCGCTGTCGCTGTCGCTGCGCGTGTCGTTCGAGCGGCCTAAGCCGAATGTCGATGATCAACATACCTGACGACCTGGCCGACCTGCTGCTGCTGTGGTGGCTCGCTGAGCGGCGCGGCGCGACCGCCATGCTTGGCATGCCGCGCGAGTGCCCCAGCACGCGCGGCTACCGATCCGGGGGCCACTGGGACGCGGAGAACGGCGTCGATGAAGCGCACAGCCGATCGGTGCTCGTGCAGGCCGTCAGCAGGGCCGTGGACGCGTTGCAGGTAGCAGAGCGCTGCGCAGCGCACCTCATGGCGCGCAACCTCGCCACAGGTGCACAGGTATGGGACAGCGCCAGGCTGCCTGCAGACGAGCGCGCGCGCGAGCTGGTCTTCATGGACGCCGTCCGGTCGCTGCATCGACGGCTCGGACTTGACACACCGATTCCAGCCGTGGCCTAATCCGCCTGCCCAACCACGTCCAGACCCCGCACGGAGCGATCCGCGCGGGGTTTTCGTCGTCCGGCACGCAAGCACGATGGACCAGCGCATCACGCTACCGGAGGCCCTGCAGCCTCTGTTCGAGGCGCATAGGTACAAGTTCGTCCGTGGCGGCCGCGGCTCCGGCAAGAGCTGGGGCGTGGCCCGAGCGCTCATCGTGCAGGCGGCAGCCGAGCCGCACCGAGTGATGTGCGCCCGTGAGGTGCAGCTGAGCATCAAGCAGTCGGTGCACCAGCTGCTGCGCGACCAGATCGAGGAGTTGGGCCTCTCGTCGTTCTATGATGTTTTGGAGACAGAGATCCGTGGCCGCAACGGCTCGCGCTTCTTCTTCCGAGGACTGTCGGACATCACGGCAGAGGGCATCAAGTCCTTCGAGGGATGTACGCGCGTATGGCTGGAGGAGGCGCAGACCATCAGTGCGAGGTCATGGCGCATCCTCACGCCAACGATCCGCGCGCCAGGGTCGGAGATCTGGGCAACTTACAACCCCGAGCTGGAGACCGACGAGACGCACCAGCGAGCTACGGTCAGGCAGCACCCGGACACGGTTAGCATCGAATGCAACTGGACCGACAACCCGTGGTTCCCGCCTGAGCTAGAGACCGAGCGAAAGCACGCGCTGGCCACGATGGCGCCCGCCGAATACCAGCACGTCTGGGAAGGTCAGTGCAGGCCAGCGGTCGAGGGCGCGATCTACGCCGGCGAGATCGCCGAGGTCCAGTCTCAGCACCGCATCGGCCGCGTGCCTAACGACCCGATGCTGCGCACGCACGCTGTGTGGGACCTCGGCTGGAACGACTCGATGGCGATCATCGTCGTGCAGCGTGCCGCGTCTGAGCTGCGTGTCATCGACTACATCGAGGACAGCCACCGCGCGCTGCCCGACTACGTGCGCCAGCTCGACGAGATGGATGTCATGTGGGGCAACGACTGGCTGCCGCACGATGGCTATGCGACGCGGCACCAGACGGGCAAGGCAGACAACGAGGTGCTGGAGGCCCACGGACGCGCTCCGATGATGACGCCCAACGTCGAGGTGGAGCAGGGAATCCGCGCCGCCCGCTTGGTCTTCCCGCGCGTCTGGTTCAACGACGCACCTGGCGTGCAGCGCCTGATCGAGTGCCTGAAGCGCTACAGGCGCAATGTGAGCCCGACCACGGGCGAGGCCGGCGCGCCGCGGCACGACGAGTACAGCCACGGCGCGGACGCCTTCCGCTACCTCGCGCTCGTGGCAGATCAATTGGCCAACGTCGTCGCCAAGAAGCAGCGCGCTGCGCCGTCGCACCTCGGCCGGCAAACGGCGTGGATGGGCTGATGGAAACAAAGGACCACCGCCTCGGGCCGGCGAGCTGCCGCGTGCGGAAGACCAATGCGCTGCCGGCGTATCTACGCGCCAATACCCGCGAGCTGTGCTGCCTGGAGGTGCCCGCGGCCGACCAAGGCAAGGGCTACGCCACGAGCCTGGTGCACAAGGTCTGCCGCGAGGCGGACGACGCCGGCATCGTGCTGGTGCTGTGGCCGCAGCCGTGGGGAGAGCACGTTGCGATGAGCCGCGCGCAGCTCATCGACTGGTACGCGCGCGAGTTCGGCTTCACGCAGATCCAGCCGGAGCCTCCGCTGATGGCCAGGCCTCCGCACGGCATGCCGACCAAGATGGCTCTTTCGCCGGTCGCGGCCGCCGCCAGGGAACCTCAATGAGCGCACGACCGGACACCAACGTCGCCGACCGCGACGTGCTTGCCAGAGCGGAGGACGACGCGGCCATCATCGCCGAGTGCCAGGACAGGATGCGCATCAGCGTGGCCGCGGAGAGCGAGAACCGCGCGATGGCGCTCGACGACTTGGCCTTCGAGAAGGGAGACCAATGGGACCCGATCGTGCAGGCGCAGCGCACGCGCGACGCGCGGCCGTGCCTGACGATCAACAAGCTCCCGACCTTCCTGCACCAGATCACCAACAGCCAGCGGCAGAACGTGCCGAGCATCAAGGTGCACCCGGTCGGCGCGTCCGATGCGAAAGTGGCCGAAATCGTGCAGGGAGGAATCAGGCATGTCGAGTACGCGAGCAACGCGGACGTTGCATACGACACGGCCACAAACTCGGCCGCGGCTATCGGATTCGGCTACTTCCGACTGCTCACGGACTACTGCCGCGAGGACAGTTTCGATCAGGAGATTCGCTTTCAGCGCATCCGCAACCCGTTCACGGTCTACATGGACCCGGCTCATGTCAACCCCGACGGCTCGGATCAGCAGTGGTGCATCCTGAGCGTGAAGATGCCGCGCACGGAGTTCCGCGCTGGGCACCCGGACGCTGACCCATGCGACTTCGGCGTGGTGCGCGGACTGGGCGACAACTCCGCCGACTGGATCACGGCCGAGGACGTGCGCATTGCCGAGTACTACCGACTGTTCCGTGAGAAGGCTACCGTCGTGCTGCTGAGCAACGGAGAGTCTGGCTTCGCGGACGCCTTGCTCGAGCTGCCACCTGGCGTGCATGTCGTCGACAAGCGCGATGGAATGCGCACGGTGGTGCAATGGTTCAAGCTCACGGCGACCGAGATCCTCGACCGAGCCGAAATCCCGTGCCGCTGGATCCCGGTGTTTCCGGTCTACGGAGACGAGATCGACATCGACGGCAAGGTCTACCGCTCGGGGCTGATTCGCAACGCCAAGGACCCGGCGCGCATGTACAACTTCTGGATGACCAGCGCGACCGAGGAGGTGGCGCTGCGTCCGAAAACGCCGTACATCGGCGCCGAGGGACAGTTCGAGGGCCACGAGGACGAGTGGGCGCAGGCCAACACCGCGAGCTTCCCGTACCTCGAATACAAACCCAGGGCCCTCGGCGGCCAGCTCGCGCCGCCGCCCACTCGCCAGCCGATGACGGATCTTCCCGTCGGCGTGCTGCAGATGGCGATGCATGCCAATGACGACATCAAGGCCACGACCGGCATCTTCGATGCGTCCCTGGGCGCGCGCAGCAACGAGACCAGTGGCGTCGCTATCCAGCGGCGCGACCGCCAGGGCGAGACGGCGAACTACCACTACATCGACAATCTCAACATCACGCTGCGCCACGTCGGGCGCTGCATCATTGACATGTGGCCGCGCGTCTATGACGGCCAGCGCACGCTGCAGATCATGGGCGCCGACGGCAAGATCAGCGCGGTGCCGATCAACACGCCGGTGCCGCCGCAGCAGCAGAAGCCCGACCCCAAGACCGGCGCCGTGCAGCGCGTGATGAATGACATGTCCGTGGGCGACTACGCCGTCACCGTGAGCGTGGGACCGAGCTACGACACGCTGCGCCAGGAGGCGGTCGACGGCATGATCCAGACCGCGCAGAGCTGGCCAAAGCTGATGGAGATCGCCGGCGACAAGGTCGTTCGCTCGATGGACTGGCCGATGGCCGATGAGATTGCAGACCGCATCGAGAAGACCATCCCGCCCGAGCTGCGCCAGGACGCAGACGACCCGCAGGCCGGGCCGCCGCCCATCCCGCCTGAGGTGCAGCAGCAGCTCCAGCAGTACGAGCACGCGCTGCAAGACGCGATGCGGCAGCTCGACGCCGCCAAGGCAGGGCTCGACAAGGCCAAGCTGCAGGCCGATACCCAGGTGCGCGTGGCGCAGATCAACGCCGACAGTCGCCAGGATGTCGAGGAGATCAAGGGTTGGATCGCGATGCTGCTGCAGCGAATGCAGCCACCGCCACAGCTCGCCTCCGAGGTGGCGCAAGACGCAGACGACGAAGGGCCCCAAGCGGGCCCTTCGGATTTTCAGGACACCGAATCTCGCCCCGCCGCTGACCCGGCCGCGGACCAGGCGCAAGGGGGTGGCGCACCGCAGGCCGACAGCGGGCAGGAGATCGCTCAATGAGCGCCGAGAACCAGACCAGTCAAGAGCAACAGACGACCATCGCGGACCCGGTCGAAGGCCAGACCTCGCAGACGGAAGACTCGAAGTCGACCGTCGAAGAGCAAGGCCAGACGACGGAGGCCGCAGGCGACGCCGACAAGGCAGCCCAGGAGGCTCGCGAGCGCGACGAGAAGGGACGCTTCAAGGGCGTCCAGCCGCGCATCGACGAACTCACCCGCGCGCGCCGCGAGGCCGAGCGTGAGGCTGCCTACTGGAAGGCCGTTGCGAGCGTGAAAGGTGTGGGCTCGGCCGAGCAGGCCGCCAACGAAAAGCCCACACCAGACAAGTTCAGCGACTACGGCGAATACGTCGAAGCTCTCGCAGACTGGAAGGCCGACCAGGTCGTCACGAGACGCCTTGCAGAGCGGGCGCGGACCCAGCAGCAGGAGGCGCGTACTGCGACTTGGACCGAGCGGCAGGCCGCTGCGCGCGCCACGATGCCGGACTACGACGAGGTCGTGGGCTCTTCGGAGACCCCGCTGGCCGAGCACGTTGCCCAGAACATCATGGAAAGCGATCAAGGGCCTGCGCTGGCCTACCACTTCGCCCGCAATCCAGAGGTCCTGACGCGCCTCAATGGCATGTCGCCGATGCAGGCCGCCCGCGAGGTCGGCCGCATCGAGGCATCGCTCGCGTCATCGACCACGCAGAGCGCGGCACCCGCCACGAAGACCACCAACACGCCGAAGCCGGCGAGCACCACGGCCAGCCAGGGGCGAACCACGACTGTCGATCCTTCGAGGATGTCGATGGCCGAGTTCCAGAAGTTCCGGGCAGGGCAGGGAGCGCGCTGGGCGCGGTAGCCCACCAGAACCAACGACATAAATGAGCCGCCGGAGGGCGGCTTTGTCGTTTCTAAGGACATGAAATGACCAACAATCTTGTCACCTGCTCGGTAGTCGCCAAAGAGGCGTTGAACGTGCTGGAGAACATGCTGGCCTTCGCCGGCATGGTCAATCGCGACTGGGAGGACGAGTTCAAGGGCAATCAAGCCCGCGGCTACTCGCCAGGCCAGACGATCAACATCAAGAAGCCGCCGCGCTACACCTACCGTGCCGGCCGCGTCGCGGTGCCGCAGGCCACCGTTGAATCGACGATCCCGCTGACCCTCTCGCAGGGCGGCTGCGACTTGAACTTCACAAGCCTGGAGCGCACGCTGTCGCTGCAGAAGCTGGAAGACAAGATCCAGGCCGCGATGGCCACGGTTGCCAACGAGATCGACCGCCAGGGTTTGCAGCTCGCGCGGTACGCGACGTTCAACGCCATCGGAACACCGGGCTCGCTGCCGACCTCGCAGGCGCTGGCGATGGCCGCCATCACCGGCGTCAACCAGCGCCTGGACGAGATGGCTGCGCCGCGCGACAAGCTGCGCGGCTTCGTGATGAACCCGGCGCTCAATGGCGCGACGATCCAGGGCTTCGCCGGCATGTTCAACGCCCAGGACAAGCTGGCCAAACAGTTCGGCTCCGGCATGATGGTCGATTCGCTTGGCCTGGCCTACGCGATGGACCAGAACGTCGACATCCACACCAATGGCACCGCCAATGTGACGACGAACACGGTCAACGGAGCCGGCCAGACCGGCGCGACGATCACGGTCAACGCGCTCAATGGCACGATTCCGAGGGGCACCAGGCTGACGTTTGCCGGCATCTACGCGGTCAACCCGCAGTCGCGCGTCTCCACCGGCAACCTGATGCAGTTTGTGGTGACGGCAGACGCCGCCAACGGCGCCACGTCGCTGTCGATCAGTCCCGCGCTGACGCCCAGCGGCGCGTTCCAGAACGTGACGGCCTCGCCGGCCAACAGCGCGGCGATCACGATCTTCGGCGCGGCCTCGGGCTCATACAACGCGAACGTGGCATTCCACAAGGACGCCTTCACCCTCGCGATGGTCCCGATGTGGGCGCCGCCTTCCGGAAAGGGCGTGATCGACGTGGCGCAGGAGTCCTACAAGGGGTTCAGTGTGAAGGTCACCGAGTTCTACGACGGCGTCAATGACAACTCGATCATGCGCCTGGACGTCCTGTTCGGCTGGGCGGCGACGTACCCCGAGCTCGCCTGCGTCTACGCGACCTGATCGACCATACCTCAAAGGAGAAATCACCATGACCGTTTCCCTCACAAAGGCCTACAGCGGCGCGGCCGCCGGGGCCGTCGTCTCGTTCACGACCGAATTGGAGACCGCGCTCATCGCGCAGGGCCTGGCCGTCGCGTCGGCGCGTGCCAACACCAGCACCGGCGCGCAAACGCTGAATGCGGCGCAGGGAACCGCAGCGATCCCGGCCGGCGCGTCGTCGGTGGTCGTGACCAACAACCAGGTCGACGCGAACAGCCACGTCACTGCCAAGGTGGCGCAGGCGTCAGCCGACGGCACGCTGCTGCGCGTCGAGCGCGTGGTCTGCGCCGCCGGATCGTTCACGATCTACGGCACGGCCAACGCGACCGCGACGACGCTGGTCGACTGGGAGATCGTCGTCCAGAGCGGCCAGACGCAGCGCCTGTGATCGACCGATCTGGTCGCAACTTCATGCGGGGCTTCGGCCCCGCTCTTTTGAGTACACCATGACAGCGCAAGTCACCGTCAGCATCCCCGGGTACCAGGAGTACCCGAAGTGGAAGTACCTGGGCGCCAATGGCGTGCTGGTGCACACCGTCCACGAAGAGCAAGCGCTCGGCGCGGACTACGCTGACGCGCCGAGAGATGAGCTGCCGAGCGCGCCCAACACCGGCAAGCGCGGCAAGCGCGACGACGCCTGATCGCCACCCATGCCCAGCCCGACCACGGCCATCGACCTGATCACCAGGTCGATGCGGCTCGCCAAGGTCTTGTCGTCCGGCGAGACGCCGACCGCCGAAGAGGCGAGCGACGCCCTTGCCACGCTGAACGACATCCTTGAGAACTGGGGCACCGAGCCGCTGTCGCTGTGGAGCACGACCAACTTCACGGGTGCGACCGTCGCCGGGCAGGCGACCTACACCATCGGGCCGGCAGGCAACTTCAGCACCACGCGGCCGGAGGGCATCCGCGATGCCTTCGTGACCTTCAACGGCGTGGACTTCCGCGTCGATGTCGTGGGACAGGTCGAATACAACGGCATCAGCCTGAAGACGCAGCAGCAGCCCATCGCCCAGAAGTTGCTCTATGTGAGCGACTTTCCGCTCGGGCTGGTCACGTTGTGGCCGGTGCCCTCTCAGGCCGTGAGCCTCACGCTGACTTTCGACCGGCTGCTTGCTCAGATCCAGAGCCTTGCGACGGCGATCAACTACCCGCCGGGCGCGGCCAAGGCGCTGCGCTACGCGCTCGCCGTCGAGCTCGCCACGGAGTTCGGCGCTCCGATGGATGCCGCGCTGCCAGCGCTCGCGGCGGACGCCAAGGCCGACTTCAAGCGCGCGAACAAGCAGCCGGTGAAGGCGCGCTATGACACGGCGTTAGTTGGCATCCACGGCACCGGAAACTATCGCGTCGGGTACTGAGCATGGCTGCCTTCCCCTTCGTCGGGGCGAGCTACACGGCGCGCAGCAAGACCTTCGACAGCCAGCGCTGCGTGAACCTGTACCCGGAGATGAGCCAGAGCGGCCCCGGGGCGAGCAAGAGCGTGGCGGCGCTGATCGGCACGCCAGGCCTGGCGCTGTGGGCAACTCTCGGGGCGGGGCCGGTGCGCGGGATGCTGAGGTTTTCGGACTCCATCGCGCTGGTGGTGTCGGGCCAGGGCGTCTACACGGTGACGCCTGCTGCAGAGACGGCTCTGCTCTGCACGATAGACGACGCGGCGGGCCCGGAAAGCCGGGTGGCGATGGCGAGCAACGGCACACTGGTTGCGATTGCCACTGGAGGAGGCCTGTACTTCGTCGACCCGGCAACAGGCGTCCTCACGGTGTCGGAATACGTAGCAGATCGGGTCGCGTTCATCGACGGCTACTTCGTGTTCAACGAGAGCGGCACCGGACGGTTCCGCATCACGTCGCTCTACAGCTCCGACATCGACGCGCTCGACTTCGCCACGGCCGAAGGGTCGCCCGACAGTCTGGTGTCGTTGCTCGTCGACCACCGCGAGCTGTGGCTGTTCGGCGGGAACAGCAGCGAGGTATGGTTCAACAGCGGCAATACCGACTTCCCGTTCGATCGAATCCAAGGCGCCTTCATCGAGCAGGGCTGCGCGGCCAAGGCCAGCGTCGCGAAGATGGACAACACGGTCTTCTGGCTGACAGCCGATGACCGCGGACAGGGGACCGTGCAGCGCGCTGCCGGCTACCAGCCGCAGCGGGTGAGCACGCACGCGCTGGAGTTCGCGATCGCGAGCTACCCGCGAATCGACGACGCGGTGGCTTTCACGTATCAGCAGGAAGGCCACAGCTTCTACGTGCTGAGTTTCCCGAGCGGCAATGCGACGTGGGTGTACGACGCGAGCACGAACCTATGGCACGAGCGCGCATGGCGCGACCAGACGGACGGCTCGCTGAACCGCCACCGCGCCCAGTGCCACATGGCCTTCGCGGGCGCGAACCTAGTCGGCGACTGGGAGGACGGGAGCCTCTACCGGCTCGATCTGGACACCTACACCGACAACAGCGCGCCAATCGCGCGCATTCGCTCGTGCCCACATCTTGCCGCCGACCTGAAGTGGCAGTTCTTCACCGCGCTGCAGATCGACATGGAGGCTGGAGTCGGCCTATCGAGCGGACAGGGCGCCGACCCTAAGGCGATGCTCCAGTGCTCCGACGACGGAGGCTTCAGCTGGGGCAACGAGATGTGGGCGCGGATGGGCAGGATCGGAGAGCGCCGCACGCGCGTGCGCTGGCGCAGGCTCGGCAAGTCGCGAGACCGGGTGTTCCGGGTGACGATCACTGACCCCGTGAAGGTCGCGATCGTCGGCGCATCGGCCGAATTGGCAGTCGCAACAACGTGATGGAGAGGACGGAACATGAAGACCGGCACCACGGTGCGCCTGATCCAGCCCGAGATCGTCGGGGTGGTCAAGGGGCGGCACATCAATCCGCAGAGCGACGAGCTCGAGCTGCTCGTCGAATGGACAGACGCCGCCGGAGAGACGCACCAGCGTTGGCTCGCCGCTGCGCAAATCGAGGAGGTGCAATGAGCAGCTCGGAACGAATTCAAGCGCTGGATGTCGGTGGTGCGAACGTGGGCCGCGACGTCGCGATGCACGAAGACGCACTGCTGCGCGGCGAGTACCGCGTCACCTGCGTCGGCGCAGACGGGGCGCCGAAGTGGACCGACACGATCCACAACCTGGTCACCACTGTCGGCAAGAACGATCTGCTTGACAAGTACCTGGCGGGCAGCGCCTACACCGCGGCCTGGTATCTCGGGCTGATCGACAGCGGCAGCTATTCCGGCGTGGCTGCCGGCGATACATCCGCGTCGCACAGTGGTTGGACCGAGAGCACGGCGTACAGCAACGGCACGCGGCCAGCGCCGAGTTGGGGTGCGGCGTCCGGCGGCAGCAAGGCGAGCACCGCGACGGGATTCAGCATCAACGCCTCGGCGACGATCAAGGGCGCGTTCCTGATCGGCAACTCTACCAAGGGTGGCACGACTGGCGTCCTGTACTCGTGCGGTCTGTTCTCCGGCGGCGACAAGGCGGTGGGCAACGGCGACACGCTCAACGTGACATACACGGCGGGCGCCTGAGGCGTGGAACTGCTATTCGCCCGCCAGGCGAGCGTCAGCAGCGCGCTCCTGCGCCTGGCGCAGTGGTTCTCGCTATGGAGTCACGTCGGCATCGCTGACGGCCCTGTGGTGATCGAGGC